ATCCTGCGTAGGCTTGTTCTGTACCGGGTTTCCGCTTGAGTGCTCCGGGGTTGCCTCCTCGACTTGCCCACGGTTCGGCGGCGGCTCATCCTCTGCATTGCTAATATCCTCGTCAGTGATTGAAGCGCCCACGCCTGTAATGTCCGATAGTTCCCGTAAATCTGTAGCGCCTGCTTTAACTGTCATTAGACCGGAGTCTACAGCCGTGCTTAGTGCGTTCACTGTGTTCAGTGCCACTGTGGAACGGTCGAGGTCAGACATTTGCCATAGAGGGTTAAACTCAAAGGTGAAGTCATCCTCTATCGGTACGCCTAGCTCTGAGCGGCTGATAATGTCGATGATGCGGCGAAGCGGATTTCTCAATCGCCGCTCCTGCTGGCTGCCAATTCCGTCGTAGTAGTTGGCAAGGTCAGCGTCGCCGGTTGAGAATCCTTGGGGGGATTGTCCAAACAAGCGAACCAGTGGAATTTGCACTGCACCTGATATTTGTTCGGAGAACTGAGAAAGAACGCCATCAAGCCCACCAAATGAATATTGGTGCGTCTCAAATGTGTCCTTAGCATCCATCAGCGTCAGGCCTTCGTTAGACTGAAACTGACGAATCATGTTCATATGCTTGAGGAAACCCTCGTAAGCAGGGCCACCCGTGGCGATTAATTGTCGCAGGCCGTCAACACTGTACGTCCTCAAATGAGCCTTAAACACTAACTGCGCAGCACCTAGCGTCGAGCTATCGTATGCAGTAAGTCGGTCGAATATCCGCTCAATGATGGACATACCCCACTCATTCTCGGTTATCTTCTGCTGATATGGCAGCGTCACGCCATCGAAGCGAATCAACCTTGAGTGGTGAATCCGCCAACTTTGCAACCCAGTGCCAGTTGTCACTAAGTCGTAAAACTTAGGCATCGTGTAATGTGGGCCAAGCTCTGTAATTCTCTGCTCCAGATTTGGATTAAGCTGCCAGCGATCTAGCGGTAAGATCCCTTTGAAAGTTCCTTCGCCAATTGTCTCAAGCCGAAGCGGAGTCGATGGGTCTTGGCCTTCAATCATAATGTAACCAACAGCGCCTCCATAAAGCCGCGCCCACTTAATCACATCGTTCAACTTATCCCATATTTCCAGGGCATCAAACTGACTCTCAATCACCCCACGCGCTTTCGGGTCTATCTCTGAAGTGATACGAATACCCTTGCGTGTCATATCATCCGCTATAGCGTCTACAGCGGCACCAACAATCCACGATGACCGATAGCACCACTCAATCTCTAAACGGTTGCGAGAGGTGAAATTAGGGCGGTATTCTCCGGCAGCACTTTGGTTCTCTGTCTGCATCCCTGTGCGAGCTACAAGGTTGTTGTAACCATCCGAAGTTTTGACTCCGCGACGGTCTTTGTTTTTTCGTGACATATTCCCTCGCGGAATTGATTAACGCTGACGACCAAGAGCTGTCCATGTGCCTATGCCGCCCTCTGACGTAATGTAACCGTCTAGGCCATAGCGTATGGCATCCCAGCAGTGGTTGTGAGCGTCAGCAATGATAGGCAGTACTTCGCCCGTGATGCGGTCGGTCTTGTAGGAGTAAAGTCTTGCTTCTTCTGCGGTATGTTTGCAGCGAGGATGGATGATTATCTTCTCAAAGCCCCTTAGGTAGGTGATACCGTCCTCAACGCAGCCTTGCCATTTAGCAGCAGCATCGATAGTGAACCCCTGCCTGCCGAGATAGCTGATTGTCTCAGGCCGAGCAGCGTCTCCCTTGATTGGCCAGCGCCTCACCTCGGGTATTGAGTCGTAGAACTCAGCCATCTCATCCAACTCTACGCCGACACCGTAAGCCTCATATTCGATATAAAGCCTACTGTTAAGCATGAACATGCGAATGAGAGTGTTGGGGTCTTGTGCGAAACCAAAGTCAGCACCGAAGAATAAACGGTCAGCTTGCTTCCAGAGATCGCCATCAAACTCTTCAATAGCATACTTGCCAGCGAGAACCTGTTTCTCTGAGTTTTCGAGATAGGCACCTTCCCACACCCAAGCGTATGTCGCAGGTTCGAGATTTTTCTGGTCTTTAGCTCGGACAATCTCAAGTACATCTGGGAACCACGGGTTATCCGTGTAGTTCATCTCAACGGTGATGATTGAACCGTCTTGGCTTTTACGAAACCGCTTATCAGTCGGACTTCCGTCTATCTCTGGGTTCCATGTCACCCATATCTCAGAGCCAGCCTCACGCACTGTAGGGTCTAGTTTCTGCCAAGCCACTTCACTCACTGTCTCGGCTTCATCAACCCAGCAAAGTAAGATGCGCGCCTTAGATTTGATGCTATCGAGGTTGTGGCGTAGACCAGCAAAGACATAACTCACGCTGCGGTCGATTGTTCGAATGTACTTCTCGCCGATATCGAAGTTAGCCGCCAGCCAAGGCACCGAGCGTATTGCTTGCTTAATCTCTTCCATACTCGACTCTTCCAATGAGTTCATAAACTCACGGGCGCACAATATTACGCCTGACTCACCATTCATCATGGCTTGATAGGCTTTGACGGCTGTCATTAGTGCGAAGGTTCGAGTCTTGGCGCTACCACGCCCACCATATGAGCATCGGTAACGTTTATTTGAGGCGGTGAAGAGTGGAGCAAGCTTGGCTGGTATCGGTAGCTGTACGCTACTCACTCTTAGCCTCAACCGGTAGTAATTGGATAGTGGTTGGCTTAGGAGTCATGCTGCCGTCAGAGGATTTATGGTCGATGTTTTCTTTGAAAGCATTAACATCGATATGTTTACCCAATAACTCAAGGTTCTTGACCTTGTCAGGCCACTTAATCTTTTTCATAAGCGCCGCCGTACCCTCTTCACCGCTAATAGCTTGAATATCTAATCCCGATAAAGTGGTACGCCAACATAAAGGCCATTCTCTGATGGGCTTTAGGTCACCAGAATCAGTAAGTATGTCCAATACATCCATTTGGTCTATTTCAACAAGGCGCCGAAGAACGTAAGCAGCGTTAATCCCTACCTCTTCATTCCGCTCTATTTTAAGCTCAGCGATACGAGACTGGACCATAACATTTGATAACAGGCGACTAGATTGCGCTTGCGCGGTTTTCTCGCTGTAACCCGCCCTAATAGCAGCCTGAGTGGCATTTAAATCCTTCAGGTACTCACGGGCAAACAGCTCTTGTTTGTCAGTGAGCTTTGCCATTGTCTATTCCTAAATATTTGAATTAAACAGCACCCGGTAGGATGCCCTGTGATGCATACCGCATAACTGTTCGAAAAGTGAACGATAGGCACGATATGCCTACCTATAATTTTTAGCTGATACTAATTATCGTTGACTACTTTCTAGCCGGTAATGGTGATTACTGTGGACATAACTTACTTAGTAGATATCAACGGCGTTAGCTCAAAGCTTTTTTATGCTAACGGTTCGTACCATTCCAATAGACGAGGCGAAATAATTAAGGCCGCTACCAAGAATGAGTTCAGAGAAAAAATGGTAAAGAGATACGGTCTAACTGATTTAGTTGCTAACCAAATCATAAGTAAATTTGATTAGGCATCCCATAAATCATCGAGAGCCGTTGTGAAAGTGGCTCTCGAGTTGGTTATTCTTCGTATACAGGAGAGATTAGGAAATACATACTCGGGTCGACAAAGGCATATACCTTATCTAGATATTCCACTTCACGGAAAAAGCTAACCATCCCATCACTAACTTCAAGGCGCTCATGCATTTGATACCCAGAAAATAAAGTTTCTCCTGTCTCGAAGCTGCATCCTTGTATCTTGAAGTATTTTATTAATCGGCCTGTCATTGGGTCACCCCAGGCAGATAAAGCTGAACCTCTTCTATTACTCGCTCTCTTGCAGTTTTGAGTAACTTCTTACGCCCGCCTACTCCCCATCGAGCCATTCGACTAGCGCACTGGCTGATCTCTTTCGACTCTCGGTCAATAACGTAATCAATTTTGTTGAGACGGCTCATTGCGTCGAGGCTGTTGCGCATCAGTAGCTGGAAGGTTTGATAAACTTTAATTTCGAATTC